ATGGCGTTGTTACCAAACTGCATTGAATCATAGTCTCTTTCAATACTGCTGATCGCAAAGTTTCTACCTTTATGAGTAATATCATCGGCGCCACCAATTCTAAATCCATAATAAGAATATGGAAGAACATATATAAGTCTTCTATCATTATCAAGCTTTATAATTTCGCCAGTCACTCCTGTAGACGCTTGTGTAATTTCATCGCCTACAGTGAAAGACGCAGTATAATCTTCTACTAATATTACTTGATTATATCTGTCGAATGCAATCATTTGTTCGTCACGCACTACAGTAAATGTATCATTTACATAATCAGCGCCGGGATTAATATTTTCAAATGATTGAATAGTACCAATATCAAATGGTGTTAAATCAAATGCTTGATTCAATGGTGTTGAAAGCGTAACCGGGCTTGCTGAACCTGACATAAGTGCAGCTGCTGGTGGATTCGCATTATAATCTGATGAATTTAAAGGAACAAAAGTAAATGGAGCAATAACATCAGTAATTAAACTTACTGTTTCGATATTTGCTAATGCTTCTACTTTAGCATCAGTAATTACTCCGGTGTTTGCATATAACGGTCCAGGTGAGCTTTCATTTTTTGTTGATACACTAAAGATATCGCCGGTATTTGCAACCGGATCATATGCCGTAAGTGTAAAGTTTCCGCTTGCTCTATTTGTTGAAATCGGTCTGTTTACTGCAAATGTTTGGCCTGGCTCCATTTTAACGCCTACCGCAGATCTGTTTTGACCAATTACAGTACCTTCGTTTCCTGCACTATCAGATAAAACTTCAAGTATTTCAAATCTAAAATCTTGGTTATTTAAAATTACTACCTGATTTGAAACTTGAAGTTTTGTATTTGCAATGGTATATCCAAAACCGCCATTTTTTAAAGTATATCTTACAGTACCAGTAAATTCATCTTGCAACTCAGTTACAATTGCTTTACCACCTGATCCGTATCCAGACGAGCTTTCAATGCTGTATATATCGCCGATTTCGTTATCTGTGGTCCCACCATATTCTAAATCAATAATTAAAGCATCTGCTGAACCATTGAGCTTACCAAAGGCAATATCTTCTCCATCAATACGCGCAAGAATATCGTCGTACTTAATAAATTTACCTTTTGGATTTGTGATATAAATGATAGGTGTTAAAGTACCAGCCAAATAAACAAAATTAATTTTATCTACAATTGCTTCGGCTTTTGAAATAGATCCATAAATATTTTTACTTAAAGCATCTGCGTATGTATATTCTTTACTTCCATCTCTGTTTGTGAAAGTACCAGTATTTTTAAACATCTGCAAATATGTACCAGTCTTCCAATTTGATTCAGAAGGCTTAAACATATATTTTGCGGGATAATTTACTTTAACATCTGCTTCATAAAACATTCTAAAGAATAGTTTTAATCCGGCTTCAGTACCTTTACGTCTGTAAAGATCCATAATATTACGAATCACAAATCGTAACGTTCTATCGTCATCAATATTTGGCAGATCTGACATAAATTTCTTTTTGAAATAAATGAGCATTTCTGCAAGGGTTGTTCCAATGTCGCGATATTCAAACATTTGTCGTGTATTATATACACCCATGTTTGATTCTGATTCTACGAATCTATAATATTGCTCAACCATATCAATAAGCTCTTTACCGTATATACGATAATAAGCAGGAAATTGATTTGCTATTTTAAAAGCAATATTTTTTTCGACTAGAGTGACTTGATTATCGGCCATTAGTACCCGCTGCTCCCTCCGCTACTTCCACTACTACTTGACGATGAAGTAGAACCAGTAACAGTTGACGTTGATGCTGTTGTTGCTGATGATGTAGCAACGCTAAGAGCTGAGCCAGATTCAATTATATTTACAGTCACATCATCATCTTTAATAAGGAAGATTCTACCAGCAGGTGTTTTAATATCATCCATAGATGTTGTTACCATAACTCGAATACCTGAACCTTCAAAGCCTTCTGTTTTAAATCCTGTTAAGCTAATTTCTCCAGTATCATAATTAATGCTACCAGCAATAGGCTTAACTACCTGTGGGTTTACTAGATCAGAAGTAACAATTTGAATATTTCCTAAACCGTCATCTTGGAAAAATGAATCTACGTTGTTATATTGGAAAACACTACTCTTAACCGCAGGCTTATAATCAGTAAATCCTCTATCAATATTAAATGGATACGGTTTTACAAGCTTTGCGTAAAACTTAAATGATGGGCTTTCTGTTTGATTTAATGCTGGGCTGTAAATAACGTAAGGACAAACCGATGTTTCACTACTTACAATTGCATTTTCACTTGCATCAATATCTTTTGTAAGTTTAGATAATCGTAACGTTACGTCAAAATTATCAAGATTATTTGTGTTATATGTCGAAATTGCATTTCTTACCATTACTTCGATTTGGCCAGCAGACTTCTTAGTCACTTTCGGATCATAATAAACGTCAGCATTTACGCAACCATACATAAATTCTGAATCAATAAAAATAGGTTCCACAGCAATTGGTGATTTATCTTCTAGATACGCGATATAAGCACTCGATAAAGTATTCGATAATCCTTCTCTGCCTTCGCCAAGATAAACTGAAATTGCAACTTTACCAAATTGTGGAGGAGTTAATTCTTCGCCACCATAAGCAGAGATTGCTTTAATTTCTGGGAATTGAGTTTGTAGTAATACTTCATAATCTTTTGTTGTAACTGCTCGTTCTTGAATTTGCAAAGACTTAGGAGCGTAATAACGAATACTTTCAAGTGTTTCTCTTTCTGCGCCACCTGCCGCATTTTGAACTGTAACAACTTCTGCAGAAGCATTATCTGACGTTAATTCTAAATTAAAACTAAAAGCTCCATTTGCTTCAATTCCAGAAGTAATACGATATCTTACTCGAATATCTTCAAATGCTTCGGGTTGTAAACCAAATTTATTATTACCAAAATAAACTGTATAGCGACCGTCATAATATGGTTCTACATAAAATACTTTATCAGTAGCACCTACACCAAAAATATCATTGCGTCTTAAGAAAACGTTTGCGTCATCTGTTTCTTCAGCATCAACAAATACTTCAATAGAATCTGTATCAGCATTTTCGTTTGTTAAAATAACACGAAGAATTCCATCATCACCAATAAAGTAACCTTCTCTTTCGAATGATGCGAGCATTTGACCTTCATAAATTTCAACGTTATTAGCAACAAAAGTATTTGGTGCGGTTTTACGAGCAATCCATGTTCTATCTGTTACAAAATCAAACTGAGTACCTTGGAATGTTGTACTAAATTGAGAATAAGCTGGAATTGTAACTGTTTGTCCTTCAATAGAATCATCAGTAATTGTTACGTTTACAACAGCGCGAGCAGATCTACGAGAGCGAGGTAAATAATTTAATTCTTTGGCATGAGACATCACCGAGTTTTTTAAGACAGCCGAGTCAAGGAACATCTCGTTAATTGCCATATTAGCATAAAAGTTATTCTGGAAAGTATTATATGCTAATACATCCAAGAACACACTCATGTTCGAACCTTCAAAGTTATAATCTTTGAATTGCGTTTGATTTCTCAGATAGTCTTTAAACTGAGTCTTAATTGACTCAAAGTCTAATTCTGAAATATTTAGCTTGGCCATTTACCTAGTCCTCTCTAAGAATACATCAAGTTCGATTGGCTGCTCAACGTTCTTGATGAAAAAAGTAATTCTTACTTTAACTGTATTATCGTCTATATTAGAAGATACTGCTACGTTTTGTAATTCTGCTCTTGGTTCATATAATGCAATCGTATCTCTTACATTATCTTCAATTAATTTCATAATTGATGGTGTGATATTCTCAAATAACATGGCGGTAATATTTCCACCAATATTTGGCTGCATAAGTCTTTCGCCACGGTCAGTGAGTATTAGATTTTTAATTGATTCTTTTACTGCGTCTTCATCTTTATTTAAAGTTAAATCGGCCGACAACGGGCTAATCTCAAGATCCTTTTTAAAGTCTTGATAGATCGTAACCTTTTTGCTCTTTGGTGTAAATAATCTTGCTACCATTTTTACCTTCTATCCCAAGATCTTTCTGGGCCGATGTCTAAGTGAATAAAGTCTTTATAATAACCAATTCCTCTAAAGCCTTCTTTGCGCGCTAACGATACAAACTCTAAAAGTGCTTCACTGCGTGGACTGAATCCTGGCCATGTTAAATCAACTGCGTTGCCTTGCAAATGCTGTGATTGCTTAGCTCCTCCAACCTTAGTGTTGTATTGCTGGCTTCTAAATCCACTATTTAAAATTAAATAACTACTAATAATTCCTTCGTCTTTTGCTGCCTTTTGTAATCTCATAACCAAAACTTTTACTATAGGATTTACTTTAGTCCAACCTTCCCACATTGGTTTCATTCCAGTATCTGGATTTGTCCAGCCGCCTTGAATTCTTAACTTATCGTGGTGTTCTTTAATTTGTTCCCACGAAGGTAAATTTTTCAATTCTTCTAATGTTGGTTCTCTAATATTTCCTGCATCTTCCCATAGTTCTTTAGCTGTATTTATTAGATTTTGTCTAGTCGTTTCAAGAGGACGAATCGCTCCAGCTCTAATTGCTTCACCTGTGACTCTATTTGAAGCATTTGATAAGCTATTAAATACTTCGTCATAGCGATTTGAAAAATCACTAAGTGGATCTTTGAGTTTTTGAAACAAACCTTCAATACCAGTTGCCATTGCGCAAATACGAGCAATTAAAGCTACGATTTCTTCTACTGATGGATTTGCAAATAATCCTATCGCATAATCAATTAAAGCTTTAATTTTTTCTTTAATTCTTTTTGCGTTATCATCTCCGCAAATTTGTTGTAACTCTGTTTTCTTTTCTTCTGCCTGCTCTGCAACTTTTACTTGAGCAGGTGTTGGAGTTGGAAGTGGTCCAGTAATTGCTTCGACATTAAAGTTAGCAATTGATTGACAAACTTTTTTAATAGCTCCTTCAACCATATCACTGATTTTTTCTTTAATTGATTCAATAAGAGCTTTTACTTTAAGTGCTTCAAAGGCTGCTAATAATTCATTTTTAACGTTTTTAATTCTTTGAATAAACCCAAGAACATCTTGAACTAATCCATCAATTTGACCAATCATATCAAAGAAAGCGTCAACAGCTGCAAATATACTTCCAAACAAAGAACAAAAGCCACCCATAACGCTTGTAGCAAAATCGCCATTATAATAATCTTCAAGTTCACTAAGGAATCTCGATCCTTGCGCATTACTTGATATGATAGCAGTTGCTGGTGTATAATTTTGATCTTTGATAAACGCCGCAAATTCTAAAGGAGTAAGAACACCTTTTTCTAAACGTTTATTTAAAACAGGATAATTTGGTAACTGTTGTTTAATTGTAGGTCTTTGCAAAAAGTCACGGTTAATTAATTCAACTGTATCATAAAAATCAGAATATTTTCTAGAATATTCGGCTAATGCAGTGCTTTGAACATCTTCAACAATATTGTTTGTAAATTGTTTTTCAAAAACTTCTACTTGCGCAAATGTATATTCACCATTAGGATTAGAAAGCGGGCCAGTAGGAACCGCGTTTCTTTCGTATACAGACTTTAAACAGCTTTCACAAAGCGCCTTTCCTGGTTGACATGTACAAGCCATTATCCTGCACCTCCACTTAGTACTGCATCATGACCGGCTTTAACCGCATCAATAGCGTTTAAGAATTCTT